TAATGGCCCTCAAGGTACTACCGGAACTACTGGAAGTCAAGGTACTACCGGAACAACTGGACCAACTGGTCCTAATGGCCCTCAAGGTACTACCGGAACAACTGGTTCTCAAGGTACTACCGGAACAACTGGACCAACTGGTCCTAATGGCCCTCAAGGTACTACCGGAACAACTGGTTCTCAAGGTACTACTGGTGCTACTGGTCCTAACGGACCAACAGGAAGCCAAGGTACAACAGGAGGAACAGGCCCTACTGGACCTCAAGGAACCACAGGAGCTAACGCTGGAATAACCTCTTATACAAATGCATCTAATAATAGAGTAATAACTTCTGTCGATGCTAGTACAATCAATTCAGAGGCTAATTTAATCTTTGATGGATCTTCTCTTAAGGTAGGAAGCGGTGCTTCAGCAACAGCTACTTTATCTGTAAAAGGAGGAGGAACAACATCGGCAACTAAAAACTTTGTAACAGAAACAGGAAACGGTACCACTATAATGGACTTCAGAGACGGAACTTATGCCTTCTTTGGATGTGGTCAAACAGGTGGATCTGCTTCTGGATTTATATTTAACTGGCAAGGTTCAACAACCTATACACAGTTTACCGGGTATAACTACGGTAATGGTTCTAGTCCAAGTTACAATCCTTTGTTATTAGATACTGATACAGCAGGACGTGATCAAGGTGTATTTGTAGGATATGATGTTTCTACTAACACTCCTCCGGCATCAACAGAATTTGCTGTTAGGGGTACAGGAACAACATCCGGTACTTACTCTGCACAATTTGTTAATGATTCTAGAAGTATCATTATGGCTATCAGAAATGATAGAAGAGTAGGTATTGGTACAACATCTCCAAGTTATCCACTACATGTAGCTTTAGATGTATCAGGAGACTCAATATACGCTTCAGGAGATATTATAGCATCTTCAGATATTAGAAAGAAAACAGAAATTCAAATAATTGAAAATGCTCTAGATAAAATAAAAGAAGTTAGAGGTGTTACCTTCATAAAAACCGATACTGATCAAACCAAAAGAAAAATGGGAGTTATTGCTCAAGAGATACAAAAAGTAGCTCCAGAAGCAGTATCAACAGATGCTGAAGGGTATTTATCAGTAGCATACGGAAACTTAGCAGGGCTGTTAATTGAAGGTATCAAAGAACAGCAAAAGCAAATTGACGAATTAAAAGAAGAAATAACTAAATTAAAGAATAAATAATTATGGGAATTCAAGCAACAGGTTCATTTACGTACAATAACGCCAGTTATGATGCTCCTTATTTCAGAATTACACCTTACCTAGCTGCTACAGGCGATGAAATCCCAGTAGAGACTAGAATGTATAGAGACTACTCTACTTTTGTAACAAGTTCAATACCTGCATTAGGTAGCGGAGACACACATATAACCTCTATAGGGTTTAATATAACAGGTTCAGCTCCAATTAATGCCTCAGGTTCAAATGTTACAGACAAGTACCTATATTGGATTAGTTCAGAAATAATTAATCAATTAGAATCTATGTCTCCAAGTACTACATTTAATATTACTAATATAACAGTAGACTAAGTATGGCTGTACCATCTTCAAATATTAAAATAAATGGAGACATTTATAATGAAGCTAACGGTGGTACAAGTACAGATGTCAGTTTTGAAGATTTAGCTTCTTATGATTGGAGTCAAGGACCATCCGGAGATAGTACAATCTCTTATAACGCATGGGGTCAAAGCGGAAATGCAGGAGCAAATAGAATATACGGACTATCAGTAAATACTTCAGGACCTTTTCAAGTAGCAGACTTTGCAGGATTAACTTACTTTTATGAAAATTCCTCTTATAAGATAGGAGCAGATGTTAACAACAACTACCTTGCTTCAGTACCTCCTAATCCCCCTAACGATATTGATGTTACTATAACATTCTACGATAGTAACGGAAGTTACTTATACGCCCAAGGAAATTCAGGCCCTGTTCCTGAAGGAGGAGGTAATTCAAATTTTGATGTTACTGGCGGCGGTGGTAATGAGCCAATCCTGGCAGTAGGGTACTGGGAAGTTGAAGTTAATGTAAACGACTTCGGCAGCTGTGATATAAACATTAATGGAACCACAGTTGTAACAGGAGGAGGTCTTAACCCAGGTTCTAACCTATTTAACTGGGGAAGTTATAGCTCAGTTAATGCCGCTTCTACAGGTCAAGGTTATGAGGGATTTTATGTAGAAGTAAATGCTTTTTAATAGCTTGCAATCTTACTAAAAAGATTCTATCTTTATAATAATAGTTATGAATTCTAAACTCATATTTGAACCGGATTTATCCGTAGACCAAACCAACTTCTACTTTTTTGAAGAAGGATTCTGTAAAGCAGATGTAAATAAAATTGATAGAATCGCTAAAAAGTACCCTGATGAAAAAGCCACTTTTGTAAGCGGCAACTCTGAAGCAGTTAGAAAAAGCACTATTAAATGGCTGCATCCAGATAAAAATACAGAATGGATTTACGATTGTTTAATGATTTACGCTAATGAAGCTAATCAGACCCTTTGGAAATTTAACCTTCATTCTATAATTGACAGCATTCAATATACTGTCTACAACGGAGGAGGAGGTCATTACGACTGGCATATGGATATTGGACCAAACTCAATCGCTCATAGAAAAGTCTCAATTATAGTTCAACTATCAGACGAAAAAGATTATACCGGAGGAGACTTCCAGATTCATACCGGAAGGGGAATCCAAGCCTTAAGTAAAGAGAAAGGAATGGTAGCAATCTTTCCTTCTTACCTTTTACATAGAGTTACACCAGTACTTTCAGGTACTAGAAAAAGTTTAGTTCTGTGGGCCGGAGGGGGTCACTATCAATAAAATGATTGATAATCTAGTTAAGTTAGTTTTAGATAAAGGCGGTTCTTTTACGCCATTAAAGATTCCGGCAGAAGAATCCGGAGGAACTGGTTTATGTAATCCCTCAATCTTTTTAGATAAAGATGGAACACTCTTATGCAATATTAGGAATGTGGGATATGCTTTATACCACTGTGAAAACCAGCAGCAATTTCAAGGACGTTGGGGACCTTTAGCTTACTTACATCCGGAAGACGATAACCATCTTAGAACTATAAATTACCTATGTACTCTAAATGAAAAAACTTTAGAAGTTGAAACTCATCATAAAGTCGATACATCTTTATTAGATATCCCCCCGGTCTGGGAATTTATAGGACTAGAAGATGCCCGGGTAGTTAGATGGGCAGATAAAATGTATCTTACCGGAGTTCGAAGGGATACTAAAACGAACGGAGAAGGTCGGATGGAATTATCCGAAGTTGTAAACACTGAGCAGAAAATAAAAGAAGTAAGTCGTTATAGAATACAACCCCCAGACAATCTTGAATCTTACTGTGAGAAAAACTGGATGCCTATCAACGATATGGATTACTGTTATGTAAAATGGACCAATCCAACTGAAGTTGTTAAAGTTAATCCCGAAACTCAATCTAGTGAAACTATTGTTTCTAAACCTTTTAAAAATCTAAAAATTGCCAAAGATCTAAGAGGAGGATCATCAGTAGTAAGATGGGGTAAATATAGACTTTGTATTATTCACGAGGTTGACTTTTGGATGAATGAGAATAATAATAAAGATGGAATCTACAATCATAGAATAATAGTTTGGGATGAAGATTGGAACATCGTTAAATATTCAGACGTATTTAAATTTATGACCGGGAGAATTGAGTTTGTCTGCGGTGCAGCAGTAGTAGATAACGACCTAATAGTAACTTACGGATTCCATGACAATGCAGCTTATGCATTAAGAATCCCTCAAGCAGTTGTGGAGGAACTGATCAATGGATAGGTATACAGATTTTATTAACAATCCTTATAATTTAGAAACTAATCTCTGGTTAGGAGAACAATATTACCAGGAAGGTCATAAAGCAGCAGCTCTATCTTATTTCTTAAGAGCTGCAGAATATGGAGAAGACAGTGAAGATCTAGTTTATGAAGCTTTACTTAAGGTTATGTTATGCCTTAAAGAATTAGAAGGACGTCCTCATTCAACTAGAGGAGCGATCTTAAATGCAATAACTTTTAATCCCGACCGTCCGGAAGCATATTACCACCTTAGTTATGATCATCAGATAAAAGAAGAATGGCAGGAATCCTATCTGGCAGCCGTTCAAGGGTTATCTAAATTAAACCACACTAAAGAAACTCTAACTGATATTGATTACCCGGGAGAACATGCTTTACTATTTCAAAAAGCGGTAGCCGGCTGGTGGATTGGTAGATGTGATGAATCCCGTTCTTTATTTCAACATTTACTAAAGGATTGGACTCTAGAAGATAAATTTACAGATGCCTGTCATTCAAATCTAGCAAATATCGGAGGAGAAAGATTTTTTAAACTACCTTATAATAAAGATCTGGACCCTAATAACCTTAGATACAAATTCAAAGATTCAGATAAAATAGAAAAGAACTACTCTCAGGCTTTACAGGACATGTTTGTACTTTCTATGTTAGATGGAAAAAGAAACGGAACCTATATTGAAGTAGGATCAGCCGGACCTTTCTCAGGAAATAACACAGCTTTACTAGAAACTCAATTTAATTGGAAGGGATTCTCGTTAGATATCGATTCTAAAGAAGTTCAAGAATTTAATGGTAGCCGTAAGAATAAATGCATTTTACAGGATGCTACTAAAGCAGATTTTAACGCTCTCATACACGAGCATAAACTTGGAAAAACTGTAGATTACCTACAGCTTGATGTTGAACCTGCAGAAAATACTTACAAAGTTTTAACCTCAATTCCTTTTGATAAATACAAGTTTAGAGTAATCACTTATGAGCATGATCATTATGCAGACCGTTCATTAGACTATCGAGAATTATCAAGAAAATTTTTAGAAGATAAAGGTTATGTGATGGTAGTAGGAGATATTGCCCCGGATAGGAATTCTAACTTTGAGGACTGGTGGGTACATCCTGACTTAATAGATCCGAAAATCTTAAAAACAATGACCGATCCTTTTGAAGGAGCTAAAAAAGCAAGTAACTACTTATTAAATGGCTAATCAAGACTGGAAAACAACCGACTACGCGACTATGGAAATCACAACTAATCTTCCTAAGAAAGGATGCGTTGTTGACTGTATATTCTGCCCTCAGAGAACTCTGGTTAAAAACTACAATGGAGATAAACATTTATCTTTAGAGGATTTTAAAAGAGCAATAGATAAAATTCCAACAGAAGTCCGGATTACTTTTGCCGGATTTACCGAACCCTGGACCAATAGGCATTGTACGGATATGCTTTTATATGCTCATGAAAGAGGACACCGGGTATCTGGATTCACTACAGCCGTTGGAATGACGGTTGAGGATGTAGAAAGATTAAAAGACATTCCTTTTGACGGAGGAGTTAATGGAGGATTTGTTTTACATTTACCCGACCAGGAAAGAAGAGCCAAACACCCCATTACCAAACGTTATATAGAAGTAGTAGAGAAATTTGGAGAATATAGGAACCAAATTCAGTCCTTTTACTTAATGTCTATGGGTACAGTTCATGAGGATGTTAATCACGTATTTAATAATGTAGGAATTCCTGAGATGTGGTCTAGAGCCGGTAATTTAATCGGAGAGGCTATAATGAAACCAGAACTCTTGAATATTAAAGATATGTTTAAATCTATCTACCACGGAGAATCTCCTAAGACCTGCGGCTGTATAGAAAAACTATACCATAACGTAATGCTTCCAAACGGTGATGTATCTTTATGTTGTATGGATTATTCCTTAAGTTATATTATAGGTAATATGTTTGAACAGGAGTACGAAGAAGTAATACCGAAACTTAATACCTGTTATGATATGTGTCGATACTGTGAAAACGGAGTAGATCCAACCTAGTAACTACTTATAAGTAATAATATGAACCACTTACTTTTAGACTGTAAAATAAGTTGCCTTAATCAAAAATAGTTATTATATTAAAAAATATGGAACCTAAAAAACTAACCGAAGAAGAGCTCAAAGACCTTCGTGACCTACAGCAGCAAAATGCTAATCTTACTCAAGAATTAGGAAGCATTGAAGTAGCTAGATTGAACCTAAAATTGCAGAGAGAAAAAGTTGAAGAAGCTTTCGAAGCCTTGAGAATTGAAGAACAGACCTTAAGTCAAAAATTATTTGATACTTACGGAAACGGTTCTTTAGACTTAGAAAATGGAGAGTTTACTCCCGCAGGCTAGATACCTGAATAACCACCTATATTAGGAGCTCTCTAAACCGGGCTCCTTTTACTGTTTTAGGAATATTTATTATATATGGCACTTACGCTTTCAAAAACCGGTATAGCACAAGACCAGACTATTAATGCCTGGCATGTAACTCAATCCGTTGACGCTTTAACAGGAACGGCAGCTTACGATATTACAGTTTCTGGTTCTTTAGTAGTTTCTGGTTCTGTAACCTTATCTGGAGCAACTGGATCTGGCTACTTTACAGCAGCAGTAAGATCAAATACTTCTGTCATCTCAAATATAGCAGCAAATAAAGACTATACAGTTCCTTATTTAGCCTCTACCGGATCTAGCACATCAGCATTATATTATGATACAACAGGGCTATCTTATAACCCAAACTCAGATACTCTAACAGCCGGTAATTTTGAAGGTACAGCTTCTTTAGCAACTACAGCATCTTTTGCTACTACTTATACAGATCCAACTTTCGTTGACGGACCAATATATCCATCCGGATCTCCCGCAGTTCCAGGTTCTCCTTTAAAAATGATTGTCGGAGCCTCCCAAACAGACGGAGCAAGTACAGCAAACGTAACTGTAAATGAACTAATAGGAAAAACACTTAACCAAAACGTTTTCATTACAGCAACAGCTGAAGATAATGCAGGAACCTCAGTATCAGTAGATCCAGCAGGTCCACCACCAAATCTATCGTTTAAGAGCTCAAATCCAAACGTTAACTTTCATTTCCATATCTTCTACGTTTAATAGGTTAGATTTAGCCTATTTATAACATATGGCAAATGCTACAATCTGGCCCGGTTCTTCTTCATTCTTTCCCGGAGATACACCTTTTGGATTTTATGATTATGATTATCAGTTTCAAACCGATGCTGATAAGGTAGCAGATTTCTGTGCCCGTAGATTAGGGTATCCGATATCAGATGTAGAATTACAACCTACTCATCTTTATACAGCTTTTGAAGAAGCAGTAACAACTTACGGGAACGAAGTCTATGCTTATAAAGTAAGACAGGACTACTTAGACGTTGAAGGAGCATCAACAGGATCTAACTTTAACAATACCTTAATTCAGCCGAATATGGCATCTATCATAAGGATGTCCCAGCAATACGGTGAAGAGGTAGGAGTTGGAGGAAACGTTGAATGGTATAGCGGATCTATAACAACTGTTAATGGTCAGCAGGTTTACGACTTAGATGCCTGGGCAGCAACTTCAGCATCTTTAGATGCCGGAGATTCAATAGAAATAAAAAGAGTCTTTTATCAGGCACCTCCTGCCATTGTAAGGTACTTTGATCCTTATGCAGGAACAGGTACCGGGATGGTAAATTTATTAGATACTTTTGGATGGGGTAATTACTCACCGGCAATCAATTTCCTATTAATGCCGATCAATTATGATCTTCAAAAGATTCAAGCAATTGAGTTTAACGACCAGATTAGAAAGTCTCAATACTCTTTTGAACTGATAAATAATAAATTAAAGCTTTTCCCGATACCGACAGTAGACGGAGGAAAGCTATTCTTTCAGTACATTAAAAACTCTGATAGACAGAACCCCGCAGGAGACTCCGGAATCAATAGTCCGGTAACAAACGTATCAAATGTTCCATATGCTAATCCCACCTATAAGCTGATTAACTCCATAGGAAGACAGTGGATATTTGAATACACTCTAGCTCTAGCAAAAGAAATGCTTGGATATGTTAGAGGTAAATACGGTACAGTTCCTATTCCGGGAGCTGAAGTTACTCTAAATCATGCCGATCTTATTGCCGCAGGAACGGCTGAAAAGAATGCCCTGGTAGAAAGACTAAGAGGGTACCTGGAAGAAACTTCAAGAGAGAAGCTTTTAGAAAGAAGAGCGGCAGAATCTGACTTTAAACAAAAAGAGCTTTCACAGGCTCCATATTTTATTTATATTGGATAACAATGAGTAAATTAATAAACATATTATCTGAGTTAACATATAGCATGTACGACACTTACGCTTATGTAGAATTCTCAGACGAAACCAATATAACCGATATTGCTCAGATTATCCGTTCTTTACCTTATGTAACTGTAGTTAACAATAAGACAGATAAAGAGGATCCAGAGCCAAGAGGAATCTTGGAAATAAAAGTTGTAACAACCAAGCCCGGACAGGAAACTTTTGATACAGTTAAAAAGCTAGCAATAGAGAAGATTCCCGAGCTTAAAAAATTTAAATATAGTCTTAAGAGACTTCAAAAAATAGATGAACTGTAAATGGCATTATTTGGAAGGCAGAGAGATATTTTACTGTTTAACTCAATAAACAGAGAACTGCTTGGGGATGTGATCACCCAACAGGTAGGATATTATAAAATCTCCCTATCTAAATCTACCACCAATATTTACGGAGAAGCAGTTGAAAAATACGTTTCTGATCCTACACTACTAAATGCACTAATAACCAGAGGAAATCAAACCTGGAACTCAGACGACTGGGGTCCGGATGTTACTCGTACTTTAGATTTTGCATTCTTTAGACAGGATTTACTAGATATTGAACTAGTACCGGAAGTTGGTGATGTTATTTTCTATTATGAAAATTATTATGAAGTAGACGGTATAGTAGAGAATCAGCTGTTTGTAGGTAAGACACCGGACTATGCATATTCTTCCGGTCTAGAGAATTTCGGTTCTTCTATTTCAATATTATGTTCAACCCACCTTGTTCCTGCAGATAAGATAGGAATAACTAAAGAAAGAGGATAATGGCAGGCAAAGTTAGAAAACCAGTACCTAAAAATCAAAGAGAGATCTCAACCGGGCTTCATCAGCCTTTTGATACTGCTTTAGGAAATCCTAATGATGGAATTACTCCATTACCTCATTTTGTTGATCAGACTAATCCGGCAACCAGAAATACTTTCCGTGCCCAGCAAATATCCGAAAAAGGAGATACTACTAAAGGAATAACAATCGGTATCCAGGATATAGATGAATCTATTTTATACTATTTCAATAATGTAATAAGACCTTTTTCAGTCCAAAACGGAGAAAGAATAGCAGTACCGGTTATTTATGGAGCACCTGAAAGATGGGCTTCTGTCCAGAAGAACGGTTACTTTAGAGATAAGAATGAGAAGATTATGGCTCCTTTGATTATGTTCAAAAGAGCTTCTATGGAAAAGAATTTAAACATTGGTAACAAGTTAGATGCTAATAACCCGCAGAATTATATAGTAACTCAACAAGGCTTTCAAAAGTCTAATGCCTATAGCCGTTTTGATTTATTAAATAACAGAAAACCTATAAAAACCTATAGTGCCACTGTTGTACCTGATTATGTAACTTTAACTTATTCTTGTATTATTTGGACTTATTATGTTGAGCAGATGAACAAGATTGTTGAAGCAGTTAATTATGCTTCTGATAGTTATTGGGGAGATCCTGCTAGGTTTAAGTTTAATGCAAGCATTGCTTCATTTACTAATAGCCAGACTTTAAATCAAGGAGAAGAGAGATTAGTTAAAACAGACTTTACTATAACAATGAGAGGTTATATCGTTCCTGATATTATCTCAAAAGACACCTCAGCGTTAAAAAAATTCTTCAGTAAAGGTAAAGTATTAATCCAGACAGAAACAGTTGAAGATATCTTTGGAGTTGTAACTCCTGCTGAGTCTAAGATCGTAAATGAAACCCGGATTGATGCTGAAGAAAGACCTTCTATAGATCCACCGGCAGGTACTACTTACCAAGAACCTGATTTTAGACCGCCGGTAGCTTTAAGAACGGTACCAGAAGAGTTTGGTTTAGCGTTTAGTTCAGCATTTGGAAGAGCTCCTTTGGTTTAAAACCTTGAAGGAGTTTTGCATTCTTGAATACTATTTATATTAGACTACTTATTTAAACAAAAACAAAATGGCAGAAACTTTATTATCACCAGGTGTATTAGCTCGTGAAAATGACCAGTCGTTTTTGACTGCACAACCTGTTCAAGCAGGAGCAGCCATAATCGGTCCTACAGTAAAAGGTCCTACCGTTCCTACACTAGTTACCACTTACTCTGAATACCAGAATAAGTTCGGAACAACAGTAACTTCAGGTTCAGACGTTTATACGTACTTTACCTCAATTGCTGCTTTTAACTACTTCCAGAACGGCGGAGATTCTCTACTAGTAGGAAGGGTTACTAATGGAACTTATACAGCTGCAACATCAAGTACAATTCAAAACGAATTCACTAGTGCATCTTTCGTTCTTGAGACTCTATCTAAAGGTACAATCATGAATAGTGATAGTGCTTTATTAAGCAATGGAGGATTAACTAGCGGATCAGCAGATAACTTAAGATGGGAAATCACAGGAACTGATACAGCACAGGGTACTTTCTCTTTATTAATTAGAAGAGGAAATGATAGCACTAATTCAAAAACAGTTTTAGAATCATATCAGAATGTTTCTTTAGATCCTAAATCTGCCGACTATATTGCTAGAGTAATAGGAGATCAGACACAAAACATTATGTCAGATGATGGAACTTTCTACTTAGAGACTACTGGATCTTATCCTAATGTTTCTAAATATGTAAGAGTCAAAGCTGTTAATTATCCAACTCCTGACTATTTTGATAACACAGGAACAGCTAAGCCTAACTTAACAAGTTCACTACCGACTGCAGGTTCTGGTTCATTCGGAGCTGCAATAGGAACTCCTTTTGCTCAAAGAACAGCTAACTTCTACGACGCAATCAACGCTACAGATACTCAAGGTGTAACAGGAAGTGATTACACTACAATGTTAAGCTTATTTGCTAACTACGACGAATATAAGTTTAACTTAATCACAGTACCTGGTCTTAATAAGTCTGATCACTCTACTCAAATTACTACATTAATTAATAATGCACAGAATAGAGGAGACAATTTAGTAGTCGCTGACATGGACGGATACGGAACTGCTCTAAGTACTATTGTTAGTACAGCAGCAGGAATCGATTCTTCATATGCAGCAACTTACTGGCCTTGGTTACAAACACCAGATCCTGACACTACACAGAATGTTTGGGTACCTGCTTCAACAATGATACCTGCAGTATATGCTTTCAACGATAATTCCTCAGAGGCATGGTTTGCACCAGCAGGATTTAACAGAGGAGGTTTATCAACTGTAGTAAGAGCAGAAAGAAAATTAACTCAAGGAAATAGAGATACTCTTTATAGCGGTAAAGTTAACCCAATTGCTACATTCCCAAATCAAGGAACAGTAGTATTCGGACAGAAGACCTTACAGAAGAAAGCTTCTGCGCTTGATAGAGTAAACGTAAGAAGATTGTTAATCGAACTTAAGAGTTACATTTCTCAGGTTGGTGATAACTTAGTATTCGAGCAGAATACAATCGCAACTAGAAATAACTTCTTAGCACAGGTTAATCCTTACTTAGAATCAGTTCAACAGAGACAGGGTCTATATGCTTTCAAGGTAGTAATGGATGAGTCAAATAACACTGCAGACGTAATCGATAGAAACGAACTAATAGGTCAAATTTACTTACAACCTACTAGAACTGCAGAATATGTGATTCTTGACTTTAACGTATTACCAACAGGAGCTACATTCCCAGGATAATTTAATTAAAGACAGATATTTATAATAGATAAAAAGTAAAACAATGGCAGTATTAAATTCAAACGAAGTATTCTTCACCGCCTTCGAACCCAAAGTAGCCAATCGATTTGTAATGATCGTTGATGGTATTCCTTCATTCTTTATTAAAGGAGTGACCGGTGTAGAAACAACTTCAGAGGAGATTATACTTAATCATATTAACGTATATAGAAAAGTAAAAGGAAAGACAGTATGGTCTGATATTACAATGACTTTATTTGATCCAATTACACCTTCTGGAGCACAAGCAGTAATGGAGTGGGTTCGTTTAGGACATGAATCAGTAACAGGTAGAGATGGATATTCAGATTTCTACAAAAAAGATTTAACTATTGATATCTTAGGACCTGTAGGAGATGTAGTATCTGAGTGGGTAATCAAAGGAGCATTTATTAAGAGTGCCAAGTTTGCCGATATGAACTGGGATACTGGTGCAGAAGCACAGAACATTTCACTAACTATTGGAATGGACTACTGCGTATTGAACTTCTAATCTAATTAAAGAATCTATAAGAGCCCTCCTATTTATTAGAGAGGGCTTTTTTATTTATGAAACTCTTAGATATATTAAAAGAAGTAATGATGACCCCGGCATTATCTGCCGAAATCTATAAACTTGAAGATCAAGGCTGGAGACGGGTAGGATCTGGAGACTGGGGAATCGTTTTAGAAAAAGGAGAAGACGTTAAGAAAGTAACGACTGACTCTATAGAGATTGAACATGCAGAGAAATTATTAGGGCATTCATCCCCTTACATTATTCCTATTTTGGGTTTAGAAAAGATCTCCGATAAGCTAGCAATCCTAGATATGCCTAATGCAATGGAGATTGGAAATGATGAGAAAGACTTAATAAAAGTAGTTAAACCAGCTGCTGAAGCTTATATTATAGACGGAGAAGAAAAAGCTTTAAATGACATTCCAGACTCTTTAAAAGACTTTGTAGTCGGAGTTAAGAATGCTTTAGAAAAAGCCGGAATTGAGACTGATGAAATAGACTGGTCTCCTTATAATGTAATGAAATACAAAGGAAATTACGTTCTTATAGACGTTTAAAATATTTATAACAAATGACACAAAGAACCAAAGCCGGACTACAGGCAAACCTGAACACTGATTTAGCAGATAATACCTCAGGTGATATCTCAGCAGCAGACGTAAGAAATAATCTTATTGACTTTACCGATAGTGTACCTTTCTTATCCTCAAGTATTAATACACTATCAGGATCATTCTCAGGATCTTTTCAAGGTGATGGTTCTAATCTAACAGGAATATCCGGAGGATCAACCGATACCGGGTCATTATTAACAACAGCTTCTGTAAGCTTAAATACTATTACATTTACCAAAGGAGATGCTTCTACCTTTAATATAACAGTAGATACCGGTTCTGCCGGAGGAGGTTCCACTTTCCCATACACAGGATCAGCAGGAATCTCAGGTTCTTTAGATGTAGTAGGAGGTTTTACAGTGGATGTAGCATCAGGAACAGGTTATAATTCTACTACAGGATCTATTTTAGTAGCTAATTTAGAATTATTAGGAAATGAATCTGCTTTAATGCGTGGACGAGTAAACACAGAAATTAGAGGAGAGTCTTTTTATGATGCAAATCCTGCATTACCTGGAAATGTTACTATTGAAAATAGTTTAGGATTCGGTAGCACTAAAGGATACACTAAGATAGACGCAGGTGACCTGTATATGTCCGGATCTACAATTAATTCAACCGGATCCTGGACTCATAAAGGTCCAACAGTACTTTCCGGATCTTTAGATGTATCAGGATCTGTTACTATAGGAAGACAAGGCGGACTAGGTCATGATTTAGGAGTCTATGCAATACAGACTGCAAGTTTTCAAATAGACTACCTCGATATGGAGGTGTATAGCGATACTACCATAGATGCTTATTCTTTTGGAAGCACGGTAAGTAATTTTGAAATTAAAAATACCGCACAATTTGGAGGTACTAAAGGGTACATAAAACTGAATGCAGGTGACCTATACATGACCGGATCAACAATTAATTCAACTGGACCTTGGACTCATGAAGGTTCAATAGTACTTTCCGGATCTACAATTAATTCAACTGGTTCTTGGACTCATGAAGGTCCAACAGTACTTTCCGGATCTTTAGAAGTATCAGGCTCTGTTACTATAGGAAGATTAAACGGAGCAGGTCATGATTTGGGAGTCTATTCAATAAATACTGCAAGTTTTCAAATAGACTACCTCGATATGGAGGTGTATAGCGATACTACCATAGATGCTTATTCTTTTGGAAGTACGGTAAGTAACTTTGAAATTAAAAATACCGCACAATTTGGAGGTACTAAAGGGTACATAAAACTGAATGCAGGTGATTTACTTATCACCGGAAGTGCTGTATACATAAAACCTAGTTCATTACCGACCACAGAACCTTCCGATTCAGGACAATTATGGTTATCAGGCTCTGCCGGTAACTCTAAATACTTAATGGTAAGAGATTAAGTTGCCTTTTTATAAAAAGTACATTATTATATATTTATAATAGAACAGTTATAACAAGAAATATCTATGTCTGAATTTAAAATGCCAACGGAAGTTGTTGAACTTCCCTCTAAAGGTTTAATCTACCCAGAAGACAATCCATTATCCTCAGGTAAAGTCGAAATGAAATATATGACGGCTAAAGAAGAGGACATTCTAACCAATCAATCCTATATCCAGAACGGTACAGTTTTAGATAAGGTTTTAGAATCTCTAATTGTATCTAAGATTAATTTTAGTGATTTAATTATTGGAGATAAGAATGCATTAATGATTGCTGCTAGAATTTTAGGATATGGTAAAGATTATGAATTTACATACGATGGAGAACCTTATACTGTAGATCTTTCTACTTTAGAAAATACAGACTTTGATACAGATTCTATTGAAAGAGGTAAAAACGAATTTAAATTTACTTTACCTAACTCAGGAGTAGAGCTTACTTATAAGATACTAACCCATGCCGATGAAAGAAAAATTAGTAAAGAACTAGAAGGTTTAAGGAAACTTAATAAAGATGCTGCACCTGAACTCTCTACCCGTCTTAAACATATAATTTTATCAGTTAATGGAGATAGTGAAAATAGAAGCGTTAGACAGTTTGTAGATAATGCATTTCTAGCCATCGATTCAAGAGCATTTAGAAAGCATATCTCTAAAAATCAACCCGATGTAGATCTTAAATTTACTACTAACGGTGGTCAGGAGGTCACTCTCCCAATCGGGATTAACTTTTTTTGGCCTGACGCCTGATACAGCTCCCCAATATAGGAAAAATCTTTTTACTCAAATTCATGAAATAGTTTTTCATGGCAAGGGCGGATACGACTGGCCGACAGTCTACCATATGCCTATATGGTTAAGGAAATTTACATTCCATAGAATAAATGAGTTTTATAAAGATGAAGCATCTGCTGCCGAAGGTACTGTTGATAATTCTAACAAACTTGTAGATAGTCAAGGTAATGTAAATAAGGATGCCTTTAGAAAACTAACAAACAGCATACCTTCAGAAGCAATGCCTAAAAAGTAACTTAACTTTCTATTTATAAAGAAACTAAATGGCCTTAACTCCTAAAGAACAAAAACAGCTAAATGACCTTATAGAAGAAGGTATTAAACTAGCCAGACAACTAGGAGATGAAGTTAGCCGTGTGAAGTTTGAAGAACTCAAAAATTCTTCTAAACAAACTACAGACAACCTAAGAGATGCTGAAACCTCAGTAAAAGGTCTTAGATCAGAATGGGCAGATCTGACAAATGATGTTAGCCAAGCTGCCGTCTCTTTTAAAAATATAGTCAGCGATATCAAGCAGACTAATACCGGTGTCGGTGAAACCACCCGTGGATTTAACAAGTTAGCCAGTATTGCATCTAAAGTATCTCAGATACAGCAAGGAACCTTAGATGTAGATCAAAAAGGACTTAAAAGCCTTAACTCTCAGGTAGATGCTCAGATTAAACAGTTTGAAACTACTAAGCAGGTTTTAGAAAACGAAAAGAAAAGGCTTTTAAAAGGTAGGGATGCTGAACAGCTACAAGGGAAAGAAAGAAAGCAGTATGAACAGATCAACGCTTCTCTTACTGAGATTAACGGTGAGTTAGGAGAAAGCACCCAGCAGCATAAAGCTATCAAAGATGCTTTAGGAACAGAAGGACAAAGAATTGACGCTGTTAATAAAGGGATGGGTCTTTCCGGTAAACTGGCAGGATTCGTAGCTAATAAATTAGGAGTAGGTGCAGACTTTGGTGCAGCTTTAGAAGACACTCAAAAAGGGTTAGCAGAAAAACTCAAAGTTGTTGATAAAGATACTGGAAAGATTACATATAGACAGGCAACTTTTAATGAAAAATTAGGAGCTGCAGGTAAATTAGCCGGAGGCTTAGGTAAGAGTTTAATGAGTGCAGCATTTGATCCGCTTACTATATTTAGTAAACTTTTCTCAATGCTTCAAGGCGCAGATAAAGCCGCTGGTGATTTTGCCAAGGGTATGAATGTATCCTACAATGAAGCAGTCAATACCCGGTCTGAAATGGCTGCAATCGCAGCACAATCAGGAGAAGCAGCTTTGAACTCTGGAAACTTAATGAAAACCCAGATGGCTGTTGGTAGGGCTTTAGGTACTAATGCAAAACTTAATCAAGCAGACTTAAAAACCATGACCCTGCTTACTGAAAAGGCAGGGGTATCAAATGAAGCAGCTTTAGGACTTCAGAAACTATCTCTTGCAACCGGTAAATCTTTAGAAGACAATACAGCAGAATTTTTAGCTCAAGCTAAAATAACAGCTGCTAATAATGGAGTAGTGTTAAATGAAAAGCAGCTTTTAGAAGAAGTTGCCAATGTTTCAGCAGATATTAAAGCATCCACAGGCTTAACAGGTAAAGGACTAGCAGAAGCAGCAGCACAAGCTAAATCCTTAGGTATGAGCCTAGACCAAGTTAATGGCATTGCTGATAAATTATTAGACTTTGAATCTTCTATCCAGAATGAATTAGAGGCAGAACTATTAACCGGTAAACAGTTAAATTTAGAAAAAGCACGTCAGGCAGCATTAGATAATGATCTAGCAACTCTATCTCAAGAACTTGCCAAAAATTACGGAGACCTATCAGACTTCCAAAGTATGAATAGGGTCGAACAGGAGGCAATTGCTAAGTCTGTTGGAATGTCAAGAGAAGAATTAGCTAAGTCTTTATTAGAAGCAGAAGCTTTAGCAGGACTTTCTGGAGAACAAGCTGAGAATGCTAAAAAAGCATTTGATGCCCGGGTTGAAGCAGTAGGTTTAGAACAAGCTCAGAGGGAGATGGAAGAAGGAGGGATTGAGAACTTAATGGATCAACAGGCTCAAACAGAAAAAATTAATCAGAATATAGCAAAACTGGGAGATATCTTTAACCAGACTATAGTTCCAGCATTACTATCAATAGGAGAGCTCTTTACAGGTATTTTTGAAACTATAACACCTATAGTAGAAATATTTTCTGGATTTGTAGGAAAGCTTCAGCTAGCAGGTAATTACGTTTCAGCATTATTTGAAAAATTAGGATTTGTCGGAAAACTATTAAAAGGATTAGCTGGAATTGCTATTATAATGGCAGCTTATAAAGCTTATGCATCCTTAGCAACCATACCTATTGCAGGACCTGTTTTAGGAGCTGCAGCAGCAGCAGCAGTTACATCCGCCGGTTTCGGCTTATTAAATGGACAGAAAGTTCAAGATGGTACAGCACCGGCAGAAAAAGGTCCTTTTACTATCACCGATAAGTTCGGAGCAACAGCAGTAACCACTGAAGGAGACAGCGTAGTTGTATCTCCAAACGTTAAAAAAGGAGAAGGTAAAAAAGCAGCAGCAGCTGAAGGAGGTGGAGGAGGCAAAGCATCCGTTGATATGGGACCGGTAGTAGCAGCAATTAATGAATTAATAGCCACAGTTAAAGCCGGAGGAACAATTGAAATAGACGGACAGGCCGTAGGACGTGCAGTTGCCCTGGTAGATTATCAGACTGGTAGCGGATAAACCAGTATATTAAAATATTTATTAAAAATAAACAACCATGAGTATTGAAGAAAAATTAAGAAAAGAAGGTTCAACTTTCTCTAGAGCTGACGGTAAAGACCCTCAAAAATACGACGGTGTTTCTAGATTAGAACAGATCAATTTATTTGATTCTGAATTAGATCTTAACGGAATTACTCCGGAGAAATACGATCGTCAAGATAGATTGAGTAACAGTCTTTCTAAGTCTCAATTAGATTTAGATGGTCAAACACCTAAAAGCAACTATAGAGATAACGCACCCGAAGGAAAATCCTTTTAATTAAATGGCATTAATAGACCTGAAAACCAATCTTAAGTCTCTTAAGTATGGGAGAGATACTGTAGACGGAGGTGATAGTAAGCAACCGCTAGTGAAAACCTCCATCCCAGAATCTTTTGCCGAGATTGGAAACACAGGTGGATTTGATAGCACACTAAGAGGCGGTACCTTGATTGGAACGGCTATCACCAATGATAGTTTTAGGATAGGTAAACTCATTAATACCTTAAGAGTCCCTCAAGGAGCTGCTTTCAGAACCAAGATGAACCTACTGTCTAACTTAAATGTTAAGACACAGGTTAACACTGAAAAGCATAACCAAGGAAACTATCAGACTAGAAACACTTTAGCCCAGGTTGCTACCGATCCTTTTGGATACCACTACCCACTATTTTCAGGACCTATCAGCTATTTTGATGCTGTAAAAGATCAGCAGATTGGAGATCAAGCAATCGGAAGACTGGTAGATCTCTACGATACTAAGGTTAACGTCAAAGCCGAAGGAACTGAACTTTATTCATACGATGGAGGTCCAGGTTCTCAATTAGGATTTGGAAAAACTGTTATTAACCTTGCCGGAAACAGAACAGGGGTTAATAATGTAAAGTTAAACGGTAAATTTATCGCTGCTGGTGTAGATAATAAAATATTTGAAATAACCCCAGCCGGAACAATAGACAATACCGAGAACTACTTTGATAACAGCTCAGTAACAAGAAATAAAGTTCTTTTACGAGACACTGTTTTAACTAAAGGAGTAACTTCTTACCTACTTAACGCAGATGGTACTAATCGTTACTTCGGACTTGGGTTAAAACTATACAGTGCCCAAGCACTTACAGGAGTAGTTCCGCAGAACGGTCAAGGCTTTAATACCGTTCAAAGTGAAATCTTTAACTTAAGACAGGACGTACCTTACTTATTTACTCAAGAAGATATTCAATCTGAAACTGTAGAACTTAGTTACGGTAAAGCAGAAATTTTTGATGATTTTAGAAAAATAATAAAAGATAAACCAGGTAACAAGAACTTAAAACTAGCTTATAGTAATTATTTTTCTTTTAATAGAAAATCTTCCGGAGGTCCAATAGAAGGAGTAGATCCACTGCCTGGAGGACTGTATGCAGGAGATCCTGGAACAACTGCTACTGATCCTGCTTTTGGAATAGATAGGACTGTTGATCCAACAACAGTAAAAGCACCAAACCAAGTAACAACAGATTGGATAAACTACTCAGATATACAAACCGCTAAAAAGCCCGAATTAGCAGATAACGATTATATACCCTTCTACATTAGTATCTTAAAATACGATGGAAGCCGGGATACCATCCAGTTTAGAGCATTTGTAGAAGGCTTTAGCGATAGCTACAAAGCTGACTGGTCTGGCTTTAAGTATTTAGGTAGAGGAGAAAATTTTTACAATTATAATGGCTTTGATAGAAGTATTAACTTATCTTTTACAGTACATGCACAGTCCAAGGCTGAGCTATTGAGACAGTATCAAAAGCTAAACCGTTTAGCAGCTTCTTTAGCTCCGGATTATAGCGGTGCCGGTATTATGAGAGGTAACTTTATGGAACTAACATTTGGAGATTATATCGTACAACAGCCCGGAATATTAATGGGACTTAACTTTAACATACCGGATAATTCTCCATATGAAATAGGTAGAACCGCTCGAGATAGTACCGTAGATGAGAACAATCCGACTACCGCCGGAACACCTACAGAAGAAGGAAATAGGTTAGCCCATATAATCAAAGTAGAAGGATTTTCATTCCAGCCAATACATAACTTTATACCTCAAAGATCTTCTAAGTTTATTTCTCTAGGAAATCTAAACCAGGGGTATGGAGGTGAGGCAGTCTTAGCTGATGATGAAGGATTTGACACTGCCGGAGCAGAACAAGGAGAATACTCAGATGCAGTAGCATATGCAAAAGAACAACAGGCAGGTATACAAGAGAATCAAGCTCTTGTAGATGAGTTTACAACCCAAGGAACTGACGGATGGATCCAGGATACAAATACTCCAACCGATGGAGATTGGAATTGGCCTTAAATATACTTTATGAAAAGATATCAAGACATAGCAATATTAAGAGATAGCCCGGTGAAGGAAAAGGTACGTTTCCGCTCAACGGTTAAATACCCTAAAATACCAATACGTTCAAATGATATCTACGTAATAACAACTCAAGGAGATCGTTTAGATATTTTAGCAAACCAGTTCTACGGTGATGCTACCTTATATTGGATTATTGCAAGGGGTAACCCTTCTTTAAATCAAGGATCTCTAACTATACCACCTGGTACACAGTTAAGAATCCCTGTAGAGACCACAACAGCAATTTCAGAATATAAACTGATAAATAAGTTACAATAATGGGTTTAGTAGGAGAAAACTTTAAAGAAGAATTAAGAAAACAAGTCGGAAGACGTCAAAGTGCTTGGGCTTCTAATAACAGAAGTTTACAAGACTTAAGCGCTATAAATTCTAATAGCTGGATAAGACTAGCTTCCTCAGTTGACATAACTGCAAATAATGCTGAAAAGTATCTCCAACCTGAAATAAAAAAGAGGGTAGAAACTTTAAAGGAAATCTTTAATGTTAAAGAAGATGATGAACTAGCTAGAAACTTCGTACTTGCCGGAGGTTCAGGTATAGTAAACAACTTTACAAATGAAGAGGGTATTACAAATCCTTCTTATATAAGCCAAAGATCAGGAATAAATACCTCACAGAACTACACATTAAACAATACTCAGACGGCTTACGGAGTTGATGGAGATGGCTTTGGATACAGACCTATGCCCGGTTTAGAATCTGCTACAGTATCTTTTTATAATAGAGGTACTTTATCTAAAGCAGATATTAAAATTAAAGCAAACTCACCAGACCAGTTAAGCATCATAGAGCTCCTATATCTTAGACCCGGTTATACTATTTTGCTTGAATGGGGACATGAAACGTACTACACTAATGCCGGGACTATAGAAACAGCAGCTAACAGAGGGGAAATCACACCAGCATTTGAACTTTTTTTTAAAAAGCAAAAAGGTAATGCTGTCGGCCGTGACCAGATGCAGAAAGCTATTGAAGAAGAAAGAAATCAACGTGATTATAACTACGATGGATTTTACGGAGTTGTAACTAATTTTAACTGGTCAGTAGGTAGTGATGGAACATACGACATAAGTATTAATGCTATTTCAACCGGTGCAATAGTTGAAAGTTTAAAGATAAGTACTAAACCTACTGAATCTACAAAAGAAGAAACTGCACAGAAAATTAAAGATAAAAATAAACTAACACAAGTTACCGCTAAAGATAAAGAAGCACCAGAAACGAAACAAGTTGATACTAGCTTTCTTGGGCAATTATATAAGAATAGAGATAAATCTGTTATTCATTCTAGACTCTATGATTTTATATACGCACTTCAACTTAAAGCCGGTAAAGCAACTAGTCTGACACGAAGTGAAGCATCAGATATTTTATTTAAAGGAAGTGACTTTACCCAAGAAACTTTTAGAGATGAGAAACCGGTAACACCGGGATCTGCAATAGCTTTCCCAATAAAAACCGGCGATAAAGAGCCTCAACAGAGTATATATTTATTAAGCTTTGATTACCTTTTAATTCTACTAGAAATAAACAGCAGTCTTTACAGTAAGGATGGTAAAGTTTTAATTAAGCAAGATTTAGGACCTAAACCTATAATAACCATCCCAGGACCATTTTCAGCCGATCCAGGAGTATGTTGGATTAAACCTACTGCTTTTACTTCTTTAGTTTACGATCCACCTGAAGATACTCCTGCACCCGAAGAAGAGGATGCTCAAACTAAAAAGTCAAAACTAAGTAAATTAGCAAAAAACCTTACTAAGACAGCAACAGCACTTAGAAAACCTGGGATCTTTATAACACCTGGTCAATTGATGGGTTATCAAGAGAGTATGGATACTAGCGGTAAAAAAGAAAAAAAGACTTTAGCAAATGCAGCAGCTAGTAATGCACCTCTACCGCCCACAGACGATGAATATCTAAAAGATCAGACTCGTGCTGAATTAAATGCAAAAAGGTCAGAAGAAGAAGCAACATTAAATAAACTTACTGCTCTTGTAACCTCATACCCCAATCGTCTCTCTGCTTATCAAGCAGATATTAAAATACTGGAAGATAAAATTGCAAAAATCGATAACTTTTTTATTGAAGCAGAGAATCAAAATCTAGCAACAGAAATACCGCCGACTAAAGACGGTAAATATTACATAGCAGGAATAACAAATATAGACCAGCCGCCACAGATGGTCAAAGAGTTTCAGGAGTATTATGTAAATCAGTTTGTAGATGCATTAGGTCAAGATAGTGAAAAACTTTCTGTTGATGAATTTGAAAAGAAAAAACAGCATGGTTTTATCGGATATTTAAACAGTGTCTATCTCAATATACAGTTTATTACCGAGCAATTTGATAACTCTATAGATAAAGACGGTAATGTAAACGTTATTGGATTTTTACAAAGTATTCTAGATGGAGTATCTGCTGCCTTAGGAGATATAAACGTATTAAAATGTAGAGTAAATGATGATACAAACACACTAGAAATTTACGATGAAGGGAGTTTTATAAGAGAAAAAGCTACACAGACTGTATTTAAAACCTACGGAGTAGAACCGGGTAGAGCTTCTACAATCTTAAAAAATGTTTCAATCTCTGCAAAGATTCCAAAAGAATTTGCAAGTATGATATCTGTTGGAGCTCAAGCTAATTCAAACCGGATAGGAACAAATGCAACCGGATTTGGAGAATTTAATAAAGGGCTGGTAGATAGAATAGAGCCGGTTAAGCTTGAAACATCTAAAGAAAAAACACCATATCAGATATTTGCCGAATTAGCTCAAAAGACATGGAACAAAATCCAGGCTGTATACCCTGCTCATAACGGTATAATTAAAGACGAATCACAATTTAAAGATATTGGATCCGGTACACAATTTGACCTAACCTCAGACGTAGGATCATTGAAGTCTTTATACAGAGATTATGCAAAATTTGTTATAGGACATTTCTCAGGAACCGATCAAAGAATACCGCCGCCCTTCTTTATACCGTTTGATGTTGATTTATCATTAAAAGGACTTTCCGGAGTTAAAATATATTCACAATTTGGAATGGAGGATACTTTATTACCTCGTTCATATCAAGGAAAAGTAAATTACATAATTACCAACGTTACTCATAAAATTTCAAAAAATAATTGGGATACAGATTTAAAAGCTTTAACCGTTCCAGCTGCAGATGTAACCGACTCAAACTCGGCAGTATCAAAAAATTTACCGAGAGAAAACGTACCAACAACAGCAATAACAGCACCTAAAGTAACAGCCGGAGGATCTACTTGGGATAAGTTAAATGCAACCCAACGTGCAACCGCTATAGAATTATATAATGCATTAATTAGGTACAACTTTACAGATCAGCAAGCAAGAGGAGTTCTTGGAATTGTTTCTAAAGAGTCTGGCTTTATTCCTAGAAGAGAAGGATCTTATAAGAATACTAGTGCTGAACGTATCAAGAGTGTATTCGGAGCTCGTTTTAAAGGATGGACTGATGCTCAGATTGATGCTTTAAAAGTTGACGATAACAAATTCTATAGTTATATCTACCAGAATATTATTGGAAATGGAAATAAGTCTACCGGTGACGGTTATAAATTTAGAGGAAGAGGTTTGAATCAGTTAACTGGTAGAGCTAACTATGAATACTATCAAAAGTTTTACAAACAAAAGGGTTCAAAAGGAGGAGCAATCGATATTGTTAATAACCCAGATAGTGTAAATCAAAAAGATGCTAATGGAGTATATAAGGTAGCAGTTGAATTATGTGCATTATACTATGTTAGAGGACGTCAACTACATACAGCCTACTATAAGAAGACTGAATCAAATCAACAGGAAGCTATATATACAATGACTAAAGAAACTGCTGGATGGGGTAAATCAGATAAAGGAACTATATGGCAAGAAGGGTATTCAAAGGCTACAGCTTTTGTTGCCTCGATGCCAGAAACAGTTGCATAAAAACTATTTATAAACAATGCCGTACGTACCTTTAAGTAGAATTAAAACAGACCTGTATACTTACGGAGGTCAATTTGAAGTTCAAAGAACTAATGAAGAGTATACCGGGTATTACCATGCCCTGTATGATGGTACTTATTATACTGGTAGAACACCAAACGACAGACCTGTTGAAATTCTTATACCTGTAGAAGCTGCAGAACAGGAGCCCTATACTATATTTGATCCTACTATTATATCTAGAGTCGAAGATCAAACTGATACATTTGAACTATCAGTAGCTCAATTAGAAAAAATAGATCAACCTGCACCTGATGTAACAGTAAAGATCTCAGAATATAATCAAGTATCAAGAAAAGGACCAGTTAAAGATGCACAGCCTTCAGTAGGTTTGACCCCATACAATCCAAAACCAGATTCTGAGGATTATCAGGTAGGTGAAATTATAAGGTATTTTGTTAAAAAGTTAAATGAGCTATACTATTTGGAAATTAGTAAAGAAACTTTTGAAGAATTAAGAGCTCAAGATGAAAAGTACCATTGGCAGCTTTACTTAACTTTTTCTATTCCTTGGCAAATATCAGGAAATAAAGATCAAGTTGAACAAACAAACTACAATATAGTAACGTTTACTGAAAGGAAAAAGAAAATTCAAGGTCTTCAACAGTTCTTAAACAACAACTATCTCAAATTCTATAAAGAAAGTTGATTTTTCCTAGAACCTTACCTATCTTAAGGTAAAGGTTATGTTTTGGCTAATTGAATCCCAAGAGCAGTTTGAAGAGTTTAAATACCATATCGGCAGAGAGGTCTTTGCCGTACCGGTAGAAAGACATCCGGAGATTCATCCGGGTATCTATTCCCCGTTAGGTCTTTATATTAGAAATCTAGATCAGAATCAGGATAGGGGCTACTTTATTAATTTCTATCATCCGGAAGCTCTAAAGTTTGATCCTTCACAGGTTAAAGAATTACTCTCCGGTCTAGAGAAAGTCTATACCCCGGATAAGAAAGCATTCAATTATTTTTACTTTGGTAATAATGTCCTTGATGTAGGAATTGGTAATCAGGTAGAAGTTAAGAAAAATCAAACCTTACAATACTTCTCTCAGAAATTCTATTCAGATGAGAATCTAAATTCTATCATTCCGATAGTGAAGCATTTTGAGCAGTGTGAAGAACTATTTAGTCAATATAAGCCCATTATAGAGAAATATGAATATAGCCAGTATAAACAGGATATCTCAGATGTCTTCTGGTTTATAGAACGTAACGGTCTAAAAGTTAATAGTGCTTTTGAAAGATACTTTGAACTTGAGAGACCCTTTCTAAACCGGTATAATGAATGGGTATTTAGTCAATATAACTTAAATACGTTAACCGGTAGACCTTCGAATGCCTTTAACACTATTAACTTTGCTGCCTTGAATAAGGAAAACGGCTGTAGATCGGTTTTCATTCCTAGAAATGATTTTCTACTGGAAATAGATCTGACGGCTTATCATCCGACTTTGATTTCACAGCTGGTCGGGTATGAATCTAAGACCGGAGATATCTACGAAGACTTCGCCGAACAGTTTGAGATGGAACGATCAGAGGCTAAGAATCTAGTCTTTAGACAGCTCTACGGTAATATATACGACCAGTATAAGGATTTTAAATTCTTTAGGTTAACCAAAGAGTTTATTGCCGATGTATGGAAGGACTTTATGGCCGATGGAGAATTTGAAGGATTTATGTCTGGACAGGTCTTCAAAGCAAAAGATCTAGAGAATATGAATCCTCAGAAACTATTTAATTATTTGATTCAGAATCTAGAAACTGCAAATAACGTTGAACTTCTGAAAGATATACTTTATATTATTAATAATACCAAAACAGAATTGATTCTTTATACGTATGATGCATTTTTGTTCGATTTCTCAAAAGAGGATAAAGAAACGTTAAAGAACATATTAGCAATATTTGAGGAGAAAAAATTAAGAGTAAAATTAACCTATGGAACAGACTATGATTCAGCCCGGCCTTTGTGATATTTATGATATAGACAGCATAAACGCCGAGGACGTGAATAATAAACTTTTTTGTACTTTTGTGGAGGAGAAAGGTATCGATGATTTCATCTTTGCAATATCTCAAGAATATACTATACTATATAATAAGATCTTTGTTTTAGAAATTAAGAACAGCGGGGAGTATGTTTGCACTTATAATGTAGACAGACCATCAGTAAATGCAATTCCGGAAGACACTATCCTAGTTCATAGGAAAAAAGAAACTAATACCCTTTATACTATCAATGCCTTAAATGAACTCATCAAAGAGTTGAACGGAGGTATAGTAGATACAAAGTTTAGAATTAACTGGCAGCATTATAGAAATACTATTCTGCTCACCCAGCAAGGAGATCTCAAACTTCTTAAAACAAAAATACATAAAATAGTTGATCTTTAGAAATAAAGTCACTATCTTTAGTTATAAATAAAAAGTTATATGGATTTAAACGCTATTAAAAAGAAGCTGGATAACCTCCAGCAGCAGAATCAGCGACCTTCCGGCGGAGGTCGAAAAATGGTCTTCTGGCGTCCGTCAGTAGGCAAGCAAGTAATCAGGGTAGTACCTTCTCAATTTGATAAGGCTAACCCTTTCTCAGAAATTTACTTCCATTACGGAATCGGAGATCGTCCTATCATCTCTCCAACTAACTGGGGTGAAAAAGATCCGATTGTAGAATTTGCCAAGCAGCTACGTTCTACCGGTGATAAGGACAATTACCGTCTGGCCCGTAAATTGGATCCTAAGATGAGGGTATTCGTACCTGTAGTTGTTAGAGGTGAAGAAGAAGAGGGAGTTAAGCTTTGGGGTTTTGGTAAGGAGATCTACATGGAGATGCTTTCAATGGCTGAAGATGAGGATATCGGAGACTTTACCGATATTATGACCGGCCGTGATTTTACTTTGACTACAGTAGGTCCAGAAGTTACAGGAAATAACTTCAATAAGACTACCATCAGAGCTAAGACTGCCCAGACTCCTTTATCAGAAGATAAGGCAGTATTGGAGAAGCTTTTGAACGAGCAGCCTGAGCCTTTGAAGTCTTTCGATCGTATGGAGTTTGATGACATGAAGGCAGTATTGCAGAAGTGGCTTGCCCCTGAAGAAGAGGAAGGCGCTATCTCATCCGAGCCTGCATCTAACTTCGACAGTGACGCTCCTAAGACCCAGGAAAAGACTCCTTGGGAGAAGCCAGCCGAAAAATTCTCTTTAGAATCTCAAGGTAAGAAAACCGAGACTAAAGCAGACAAGTTCGATTCATTATTTAAAGACGACGATTTACCATTTTAAGTAGAGTATGGCCAAGCAAAGAAAATCGCTAACGGAAGCCGTCTCTGCCGAACTCAAGAAGGGATTCGATCTGGAGAAGTTTAAGCAGAATAAAATGCTTAAGACGAACGTAAAGTTCAAACCACAGCAGTGGATCCCTTTATCTAATGCATTCCAGACTATAACTTCAATACCTGGAATCCCGATGGGCCATATAGTAATGCTGAGAGGTCATTCTGATACCGGAAAGACTACAGCATTGCTTGAGGCTGCGGTAGCGGCCCAGAAAGCTGGTATACTCCCGGTCTTTATCACTACAGAGATGAAGTGGAACTGGGAGCATGCCATGCAGATGGGACTTAAGGTAGAGCAGACTATAGACGAGGAAACTGGTGAAGTTTTGGATTATGGTGGCTTCTTTATCTATGTTGATAGAGAGTCTTTAAATACCATCGAAGACGTGGCCGGGTTTATTCTTGACCTAATGGATGAGCAGAAGAAAGGAAACCTACCTTATGATCTTTTATTCTTATGGGATTCAATTGGTTCGGTTCCTTGTGAAATGTCGGTTAAGTCAAACAAGAATAACAACGAATGGAATGCCGGTGCAATGTCCACCCAATTCGGTAACGGAGTAAATCAGAAGATTGTTATGT